TGTAAATCTATCGTGTGGATCTGACTCACATAAATCTAAAAATTGTGCAACTAAAGTATTTCTAGCTCTAGTAACTAAACTTTCATTTCCCATAGTATTTAATACCATGTGAAAATCATTTTTAGCGGCTACTGATTGAGTTTGGATAATTCCATGAAGATAACCTTCATTAATCATTCCACCATAACATGGTGTTGCAATTACAACGCCATATTTTTTCTTTTTATTTAATTCATCACTCATGAAGTGACTACTGTAACACTTCCTAGAGATAATGATAACAAATTTGTTGTAGCTTCTGCAACTCCTACCGCTAACACAGCTCCTGATGTATTAGGGTATATAGTCTGAATCTGATCTGGAACACCACCTATGAGTGAATTTGGGACATTTAAACGTGCATTTTCTAATGTTGTAGCATCAGTAAAATAAGTTAAATCAAGTTGTGGATGTTTTGGTTCATATTCAGAATCATGCACAAAAAGTCCATTCCATTCAAATAACATTTCATTATGAGGAAATTCTAATCCACTTCTATCTGATATAGTTCTTCCATATCTACCACTTGAAAATTTAGTGTAAGGTGCTCTATGAGGTTTTTTAGTTCTTTCACTATTAGAATTTGCGCCAGCCATTATATTGACCTTCCATATCCTGGAACTATTCTAGTTGTAGGAGTAGAGTCCGCAGATTGTGCTCTTGAAAATGCTTCTTCATAATCTAATTTTAATTCAGCTCTCATATTACCATCTATGCCTGGTCTTTTTTTACCTAAAAAATAAGCTAGTCCAGAACACATTGCTTCAATCCAACGAGAAGGTACATCTACATTTTGATCTACTCCATTTACAGTATTTGCAGTTATATCTTCTATTCTTCTAATTCTCCAATATCTCATTACATCTGTAGAATTAATGGGAGTTGGATATAAAAATAAAACTGGTGTAGATAATCTTTGTAAAAAAAATTGAGTAGGTAAAGATTGAGTTGATTTAACTCCAATAGATTCATAATCTCCTAAAGCTAAACGTGTCATAAAATAATCAGTATTAGTTCCACCTTCATTTCTTCTAATACTTGATTCAACAATATCAATAGTATCAGCGGGAAGTGTATATTGATTTGTTCCTTGAACTAATGATAAAGTTTCTAATTCTACAGTCCATTGATTGTAACCACGATTGGCCCAATCTGTAAACATTATATTTAAACTTCTTCTAGCGGAACGAACATCATAACCTAATATTGGATCACCTCCAATACGATCATATGCTTCTTGAATTACTTCAGTTACATTTAACTGAAAATTAGCTGAACCCGATAGTGCCATAAAGACCTACGCAAAGAATACAGTTAATCCTGCAACGTTAGCTAAATTAGCTTGAAGTTTAGTTCCAAATTTTATACCTTCATCTGGTATACTAATAGATATAGGACCTGATGCAACACTTGCTGCTGTAGTAATACTGAATATAGTTACATTATCATCTGCAAATGTAACAGTTCCAGCATTAGCAGTTGGAGTTGCTATAAATCCTTTTAATCTAATAGGTCCACCAAATAAAACAACATTTGATCCTGTAGTAGTAGTACTATTTGCTTTTACGTCTGAACCTGCCATATTTCCTCCTTATATTAAGTTAAATTTTCTTAATTGTTCATATAGTAACGTAATTCTGTCTTTTTCGCTACTAGGTTTTTCAATAACACCTGATAAATATGATTTACCTATAGTATTAGTAAAATCTATTGGTTTAGGATTTAATGGATCAGAAGATACATCTAATCGGCCTTCTCCTAATTTTTTTATACCACCGCTTCCACCATCACTACTAAATTTATCTATTACTTTAGAAATATCTTGCAATCTTTTATCTAAATCATCACCTTCTTCTTTAGCTTGTTTTTTAATTTCTTCATCAGTATCAACAGATTTAGTAATTAATGAATCTTCTCTTTCAGCTAAAATTTTTTCTTCATCAGATAATCCTTTTTCATATTCTTCTTTTACTTTCTTATAATCTTCTATTTTTTCATCAGTAGATTTTCCAAAATTTTTTAAAGCATCACCTGCTTCTTTAAGAAAATCTAAATTAAAATCAAAAGCCATTTTTTTTAATGAGGGCCCGAAGGCCCTCTATAAATTATGTTACGTTATTATTTTGTACATATTGAACAGTTACAACGGCTTCGCCAGTTGTACCATCACCATCTGTACCAGTAAATACAGCAACAACATTACTATCACTTGTTCCAACGTCACTAAAAGAAGCAACAATAGCAGCATTTACTGCTGAAGTTCTTCCTGTGACTTTTGCGTTAGATGAAGCAATATATGCAGTAGCATTTGCATCAGTTCCTATTGAAACTGTAGCAGCATTCGTATCATTAGCAACAACAATTACATCTAAAAATACATTCACGATTTGTGAATTAGCAGGAATTACTCCTACTCTTGTATTTGCAGTAGCACCTGATAACGTAACTGATTTAGATTGAATCATTTGTACAAAACCTGTGTTTTGTACATTTTCTCCAATCGTTGTACCAGTAGTTTCTTTAATCGTTCCCGCTTTAATCGGTCCCGAAAATGTAGTTGTACCCATAGTCTATACCTCCAGTATAGTCTGCTTTCGCAGTCGTTTGAGTTAAATACTAGGCGTATTACTACGCCTAGTACAGATTAGTTATTAAGCAGCTCCTTCTGAACCGTAGATAGTTCTCCAGTCTGTAAAACCGAAAGAATATCTTTCTCTAACTTTGTATCTTAAATTACCAGTTTCAAAATCGCCTTCAACAGCTTTTTTGATTGGTGATCTTACAAAGTGTTTCATTCCATCTGGGCAATCAGTCATAACGAAGTATGCATCAGGATCAGTTAATCGCTGGTTAACAGCAACTCCGCCTGGAATCATACCCATATTCTTCATTGCATTGATGTCATTATCAGCAGTCGCAGGTCTTAAATTAGATTTAAGAATACGCTCAGCAACGAACACCAATTGAGGTGGAACGATTAGTTTTTGTCCAGTCAATGCTATTGGAATACTTCTATCATCAACCGCAGTTGAGATTTGAATCAATAAACTTTCAAGAGAAGTTTCTGATAAATCCGCAGCTGTCGATAATTTGTTAGAAGCTATTCCTCCACCGCCTAGTGGGTGATCTGTAGCAAGTAAAGTCTTGCCATCGCCACCTACTGAAGAAGTAGTTGCATTATTAAGGATGTTTGCACCTTTAATTTCTTTAGTATGTTGCATTGATCTTGCTAGTGCACGAGCATACTTAGCACCTAAAGATCCGTATAGACCATCTTCTTCAGCTTCCTCAGTTATTGAGAATGCTAAAGCTACAGTTTCATGTACGTATCTTGCAGTGTAACCCTCTTTTCCACTATCATAAGATATTGCAGCACCTTCAGCTTTTGTTGGTGCAGCTCCGAAGCCGATCATTTGTACATCTTCTTCAAAAGCTTTCTGTGATTGCTCAATAGAGTAAATATCTCTCCATTGTTCTGGGTATCTATCATACTCCATAGCAAACACGGTATTTAAACCAAGATTAAGCTGCTTGGTAAACAGCGCCCTATTTAAAGCCATGTGTTAATCTCCTTAAATACCGCTAGCACGAGTACCATATAGATGGTTATTAATAACCACTTCTAATTTAGCATCCGCACCTACAGCGTTATTTGGTTCATCCACAAGTCGTAGTATTCTTAAAACTTTTGCAGTTGTTGCTAAAGTTCCAAGATCCGCTTCTTGTTGGGATCCACCAAAAGTTGTTTCACCAGCAGTAAAAGTTACATTACAAAGCTCACCTACGTTAGCATTTGCAAAAGTTCCATTACCCTGGACTTGATATGTTATATTTGGATCGTCATATACAAAAGCAGTCGCAGCTGTATTAGTTTTGACTGTTGTACTTGCCGGCCAAATTTTGGAGAATTTTACATCTCCACTTGTCTGATCGATGTATTGAACACCATAAAACACACCTAGTGCGTTTGTAGCATTCGTTCCAATTCCTACAGTTCCATCAGATAGTAATGTTACTAAATCACCAGAAAATAGTGAAGTCGCAAATCCATTAGCTATAGGATAGGCCTGAGGTCTTACAACACCGCCAGTTAAATGCCTAAGAGGTACAAACCCATTAGGAGCATTAGTATTAGCCATTTTATAACTCCTTGTTATAAATTATTATTCTTTAAAACCGCCCCTCGTAACTTCGGTCTTGTAAGAACGGCTTATAGGATTTCCAGGTCGTT